TGTCTTTAAGAACTTAATTAAATTCTTAAAAGAAAATCTAAGAACATCGAAATTATTACTATAGTGTAGCTGTGTTTCGAGTAGTACTACTGAATCAACTACATTGTTATGTATTCCACTAATAAAAAAATCAACTGTATCATCACCAATAATAAATTGAAACGGTAATTTTTTTAAAGTCTTTAAGATTAAATTTAATAGTATATTATTCTCCTCTTGTGGAATTATAAGAGTGTTCCTATTAACATATATTGCAACAGGTTCTCGAAGAGTCATAGCTTTGATTCTATCACAAAGTGTAACAATAAGAGAATTTATAAATATTTTTTGTGTATCTTTATATTTAAAGTCATTTCGAATACCGTACAAGCTAATATCTGCATTATATTTTTTAAATGTCTCTCTAAGAACATAATCAAAATTTAACAACCTAATGTTATACTTCAGTAATTTGTAATCTATAAGCATTTCCGTTTTTGGGTTTTCCAATTCGTAGGTTAATAATTCCATTGTAGTAATCATCTCTGAACAATACTTCTTCTTCAAATTGAAGTTTAGCTTCAAAGTATGATAATTCAAATTTTGAATTGCAACACCGGAGAATTTCAAACTTAAAATTCTCTTTACCGTATGTGATTATATCCTCATTAAGCTCACGAGATGAAGAAGTATATGTCCTCCAATCTGTTTCACGTTCCTCGTGTCGCTTATTACGTTTTCCTTTAAGAGGCTTACGTTTAAAAATAGTCTTACACTGCTTTTTTCCGATGTATTGTTTTAAATTACTTAAGCATGTAATTTTATATATAAATCCATAAGGAATCTCATCATCCTTTATTATCAATGATGTTATCCAGTGTCCTAATTCCATTATTTTCGTTTCTTACGCTTTTTTTTGGTTGTTACCTTAATTATACCTGATCGTTTTTGAACTATCTTAGAAGATGTTGCGATTCGAGCATCCCCCGGTGCATAAAAATCTGAACTGGTTGGACTATCTGGACTAAAACCACCTGCACTACCACCTACTACACCTCCTGCAGTCATATCTTCATAATATGTTTGAAAATATTCTTTAAAAGTTACAGTTGATTTCATGTATAAATATATTTATAATGATTATGTGGAATTGATAGAACGATATAGAGAAGAGATTGGAAAAGATCTTGTAATAAATGACTTTAATATTAAAGACGTTCAATTAAAATTGCCATCACGTAAACATTATTGGGCTGCTAGATTGATTGACGCTAAAATCGCTCATCATAAGCTAATAAAACGGAAAAAATTACTTAAGGACTCTATTTCAAAGCGCATTATTAATGAAGCTCCTGTTCGAGTAACACAACAAACAGCAGAAATAGCTGCAGAAGCCTCTGACGAACTTCAAAACATAACAACAGAAATTAAGGATTACGAGTTTGTTATTGAATATCTTGAAAAAATTGAAAAGATAATGGCTGGTATGGGATTTGACATTAAAAACATTATAGAGATCCAAAAAATGGAGCAATTATGATTGAATTAGACTATAATAAATCTACAAACAAGCTTTTAATACGATGCGATGACAGTTTTACTTTTGATAACCTACGTGAGCATTTTACTACTGAAAATAAAAACGCGTCTTTCATGCAACGAAGGTTTAAAGCGCGTGGAGTTAAAATTCCGACAAGAAAATATGTAATTACACCTACTGGTACATGTGACATTGGTCTTTATTGGGAAATTAGAAAATATCTAATTGAAAAACAAATTATTCTCGATGTTAACTTTACAGATAACCTTACAAAAGCATTACATATCGGTACAGATAATGAAACCTACACTAAATTTAATTTAGAATTAAGGGATTATCAAGCTGATGTGCTTAAAAAAGCACTTAAACTAGGCTGGGGTACGTGTATCCTAGGTACTGGAGCAGGTAAAACACTTACAACCGCTGCTTTAATTGAAAATTATTACAGAAATAGTAACAACAAAAGCACTTTTAAGTGTGTTGTACTTGTACCTGACCTTACTCTTGTTACACAAACATTTAATGAGTTTAAGGATTGCGGAATTTCATATAGTTTATCGATGTGGACTGGTTCAAACAAGCCTGATTTAACAGCTAACGTCATTATATGTAATATTGGGATACTACAATCGCGTTTTAAAGAGACAGATTGGGTAAAATTTATTGATTTATTAGTGATAGACGAGTGTCATAAGATTAAATCGGATAATAAAATTAGTAAAATTATTGCTAAAATCAAAACTCGTCACCGCTATGGGTTTACGGGTACACTTCCCGATAACAATGAAGACAAATGGTTTCTTATAGGTAAGCTTGGACCCGTTTTATATGAAAAAACAAGCTCTGAACTTAGAAATGAAAAATTTTTAACTAACGTTGAGGTAAAAATACTTAATATTGATCATGGTAACATACAAATACCACGGTTATCTGACAGTGCTTACCGAAATGAACTAGATTTTATTTATGAAAGTACTAAAAGAAACGATTTAATAGCAAAATTGTGTGGTAGACTAGCAAATAATACACTAATTCTTGTAAATCATATTAAACACGGTGAGATTCTGTACGAAACAATAACAAAAGCGTGTGAAAGTCGTCAAATTTACTTTATTCGCGGTGAAATTGATGTAGAAGAACGTGAAAACATTAAAAAAATTATGGAAAGTAACGATAATGTAGTGTGTATTGCTATTAGTGCTATATTTTCAACAGGAGTTAACATAAAAAACCTTCATAATATTGTTTTTGCCGCTGGTGGTAAGTCTTTTATACGGACTGTACAGTCTATTGGACGTGGATTACGATTACACGCTAATAAAACACGGTTAATCATTATAGACCTATGTGATCTACTACATTACGGTGAGAGACATTGTGAAAAGCGTATTGAGATCTATAAGAAGGAAAAAATAGCTTATTCTGAAAAAGAAATAAAAATATATTGATTTATTTAATAGAGCTAATAGAATGATTATATGTCCAAAGCTGATTACTATATAAGTCCTAAGGAATTTAAAGAATCTCTTAAGAGATTCTACGATTCTGACGTCCTAACTGATGATTTAGCTGAAAATGTCAAAAAGATAGCTTATGGATTAAGCTATAATAGTAACTTTATTAATTATACATACAAAGATGATATGATTGGTGATGCTCTTATTAAGATGTACTCAGCTTTATCACGTAAAAAGTACAGCTTTGATACTGAGTCTAACCCTTTCTCTTATTTCACTACAATTGCCTTCAATGCCTTTATTAATCGTATTAAGAAAGAGAAGAGACACCATGAAGCTGAAAAGAATTATCGTGAAAAAGTGTATGAGGACATTATGACTGACCCTGAGAACGGCGGTGCTTATATCTATGTTAAGCCTATTTCAGATGATGACGACGATTATGATCAAGATTAATAAACCACGTATCGGAATTGTATCTGATCTTCATTTAGGAGTACATACTAACAGTACTCAATGGCATGATATTGCTATTACATGGGCAAATTGGTTAGCTAGTGAATTTAGACGGCAGAACATTAAAGATATTATATTTTGTGGTGATTGGCACCATAATCGTAGTGAGATATCTGTGAATACCTTACAAGTTTCAGCTGATATACTGGATATCTTTAAAGAATTCAATTTAATCGCTATTACAGGTAATCATGACGTATATTACAAGCATAGAACTGATGTAAATTCACTATCTATCTTTAAAAATCGTGAAAATGTTACCATTTATGATAAAGTTATAACATTTACAGCGTTTGATCGTGTTATTACACTATGTCCCTGGAATACTAGTGTATCTGAAATACCTAAAAGTGATGTAATCTTTGGTCATTTTGAGATTGAGACATTCAAGATGAACTCTTACAAGGTATGCGAAGAGGGGATGCGTATAAAAGACCTACTTCAACGTAGTAATCTTGTAATATCCGGTCACTTCCACATTAGACATGAAAAAAAGTTCGGCGCTGGTACGATTCTATATGTAGGTAACCCGTTTCAGATGGATTTCGGTGATGCTGGTAACTATAAAGGATATTATATACTAGATCTTGATACATTAGAGTATGAATTCACGGAAAATACGGTTTCACCACACTATATTAAAATAAGTCTAAGTGAATTAGTTAATTATGAGACAATTACTCCCGAATTACGTAAATTATTCACTAATAACATTGTTAAACTAAAGATTGATCGTAATATATCACAGGAAGATCAGATTATATTAACAACTAAGTTAAACCAACTACGTCCGCAGAATTTATCTATTGATTACGACATTAATTACAACAAAATTAGTAGTGATAGTAGAGAGAAAGACCTCTCAGGCATC